GATGTCGTTGCCTTCTGTATAGTTTTGGCAACTGAAACAGTAGGTGTGACCATCCGTGTATATGCCATTGGCATCGGATGATCCACATTTACTGCATGGTTCGTGTCGTATAAATTCGCTTTCGGTCATTGCAACCAATCAATAGGTATGGCGTGAAAGGCACACCATTTTATGTCATATCTTTTGCACCATTGTGCATAAGTCGTCTTTGATTTCTTACTAATCTTTTTGTATGGATCTTGAAAAACCATACGTAAATCTATATCTGGATTATCTGCGATAACCTGTCTTATTTTGCGTCTATCTTCTGGTCTCCAAAAACCTTTTGTCTCTAGACATACTCCATTAGGCAGAACAAAATCAGGTGTGTAATGATGTTGAATTGTATAGATATAACTAATACTTTCATATTCATAATCCACACCTAACTGACATAAAAGATCAGAGACTTTTTCCTCTAATCCTGATTTGAACATCAGAAGTCATCGTCAACAACAACTTCCATTGAAGGAGTGACGTTAGGGTCATCAGCTTTAAATCCTGCTGTCTTACCAAACAGTTCAGCTACACCACCTTCATCCAAATCTCCTGTATCTACTCCAGCACCGGCTTGTATGCTAACGATTTGTACTCCTGATAACTTAAGGCTAGTGCCATAGGTAACGCCATCGCGCAGTATATAAGGCTTTTGATGAAAGCCAAGTTTAACTTTGGAACCTTCATACACAGGTGTATCTACATTTGTTATTGGTGTTCCTTCTGTATCAACTACAGGAGGTCTCTTATCTTCAGCCCATGAAAATTTAATGATAAACTTTCCATCAGCTACTTCTTCCCAAGGCTCAGGTCTACAAGTAGATCTTTTTGGGTTTTTTAATTTTGACTCTGCCCATTTAAGACAGTCAGTTCTTTCAGTCTCAAGTTTTTCAACTACTTCACTGCCAACTACTGCCTTTAGTGAGTAACCAAACTTACTTGGTTTTAATATCGCCTGATAACCTTCAAGGGTTACAGGATCTTGTGTTACGTGTATGTTTTTCATTAACAGAAAAAATATGGTGAATCAATTACTTGGGATATAAAATCCATATCTCCAACAATCGGTGGGTCAGTCTCTGCTCCAATTGCTTGGGCAAATTCTTTTAGGAAGTCACGCCCTGCGAACAGGTGCATGTATGTATCTCTCACTAGGTGGGATAAATGTGTCATATCTGTTGCTCTACATAAAACTGAATCATGTATCAAACTAATTGGTGCATGAAACTGTGTTGCAGATAGATGTAGCAAGCTTGCATCTAATGAATGGATAAGATTAGGTGCAGTAGCATTTCGATGGTGTCGTATATCAACGCCTAATTCGCCATCAGCTATTTTGATTCGTGTACGACCAAGCAGTTGTAGTTCGATTACCTTGGTGTTCATCTTCATTAATCGCTGAGTGACTCGAAAACCTGATGGTGTTACCCATACAAATTGTTCAGCACCATTTCTAATTGCATTTGCAATTTCTTTCTCTATCCATCTCATTACTTTCATCGGTCCCGGGACAACCTCTTCCATGGCATCCCTTACCGCTTTAACGATTTGTGTTAGCTCTTCGTTTTCAATCTCAATATCTATATCATCAAAAGCATCGCGTATATATTGCCTGTTACTAAAAGGTTTAGCGTTATAAGGTATTGTCATAACGCATCTTTTAGTTTTTTTCCTATCCCAGTGAGATCGAAGTCTTTCAGGTATATCCTTTACACTTGTTTCTGCAATTAATTTATAAGCATCTTGAGGTTTCTCACTTGGTATAACATTGACCATCTGAGCTGTTGACTTGTCTCTTGCAAGACCAGCAAGTACCTGTAATCCTGAGCAGGTTGCATCAGTAGCTACAGGTAATCGTGTAATAGTACGTGATCCTTGAATAACTACTGCGTAGTATTCCTCGCATGCTGCAAGAAATTGCCAAGGTTCGTCAACCGTTTCCCAATCTCCAATGTTATTAATTGGATCTGTGGCTACACGCTTAATGAGTTGTGTGTTATCAAGCGGCCACGCTAGTCTTTCGTCTAACGTTGCTTTATCAAGACCAAACGTAGTAGCTACTTGGAAAGCTAGCCATTTCTTACCATCCTCAGTAATCTCAGCTCCTTCAGCGAAGGTTAAGAGACTTTTACCAAAGTCAGTATCTTGTGGTGTAAGGAAACTAGGTATAGGATAAGCTCTACCTCTGTAATCAAAAGACCAAGGTATATAGTAGTCCTTACCTTTAAACTCTCGTACACAATTCATTGTCATACGAGTTCGACAACTAGTACGCCATTCATTAGCGTTCTTATTCTTAGCTATCGCAGCTCTCTTCTTCCACTCTTTACGAGCTATGTCGTTTGTAGCAATATCAAAAGGTTTAGGTGGTTCGGCGTGGTGTAGTACTGGTCTAAATTTTCCTACTGTTATCTCCCTCTCCTCTAACTCCTCAGCTACTTCTACTATGAAATCATTTAAATGATATTTAACCTTTTGTATTAGGTTCAGGAACTCATAAGTTTTTTCTCCCTGTATAGATAGGGGGACCCCCCTTCGTACCATTTCGTGGCACTTGGCAACATCATTTAAGTAGTAACCGCCATCATGTAAAACGCTCCAATCTCTGGGTTCTATAAGCATCGGCCATGAGATAGGCGAGAACAATTCAGTTAACCTGACTATCTCTTCTTTATGTGCTTCAAATTCAGGTGTAGTTTTTAAATATGATTCTTTTCGTTTACCTCTTTGAATTATATTTTTAGCAAACCAACCCGATGATTCACAGAAGCAATCAAGGAACCATGTCCCTGTTTTAATTCGTAATTGTGCATTCCAAGGTATCCATGGGTCTACGTCAGTTTTATTAAATAGTACTTGCATAGACTTACGTTTATACTCAGTACCTTTAGCTTGATGCCAATAGTTTTCTTTTAATACTACAAATAATCCCGGGGCTGTTGTCTCGTAATATCTCATCTGGGCTTCAGCTTCTAACGCTTGACCTACAGCTTGAGCAATTTTAACTAATTTTCCATTTTCTTTTCTAAAGGAAAACACTTTATCAAATGTTACCTTTGCGGTGATAGCGGCTTGGGCTTCAGTATCTAAAGCACCAAGGTAAGGGAGCAATTCCATTAAATGACCGGCTCCTCCTACTGCTACCTTTCTTCTTTTCTTTTTCTTTTCATTTATTTGTTCAACTATTAATGGTAGGAGAGTATCTATTGAAGCTGAACCAAAAACTGTAGCCGAAGCGTAATCCTGTTCAAGTAATTTCTTGGTATTGGATCTGATCTTTTCTAAGCCACCACTTATTTGTTTTCGTTCAAATCTCTCCTGTCTTTCTAGATCGGCAGGAAGCATTATGAGTGTGTAAAGTTAGTAATTACGTTGCGCAGGATTTAATTATCCTGCGGATACTAAGGTGTATAGATTTATAAACGACTGCAATAAAAAAGATCTCAGCTATATTAGCCGAGATCATATACGTGTATGTATTTTACTTAACGCTTGATTTTAAGTCCGGCGCGTCTACCAATTCCGCCACACTCCCAAGGGATCTCAGCGAAATTATTGTAACAGACGCACTTAACATATATCAAAAACGTTAATAAAAATACTGTTATCAAGACCTTGCGGACGCGGCGGATAACGCCACATTTGGATTTGCAAAGTCAATTGAGTTGGCGCGGGCTACTGCCTGATCATCACGAGTATGTAGGTATCTCTCACAACTACGAGTTGAAGATTGACCTAAATGCTGCTTGATCTCGATCACATGTTTGCCACTTTCTGCTAACAAAGTTCCACATGTATGTCTAAGTCCATGGAATTTCCAAGGGCTATCTTTTCCTACTGGTTTACCTATGTAAGTTAGACATTTCCACCACTGACGTGAGAGAGTTTTTTGTCTAGCTTTCATATTATTACCACCCCAATCATCACGAAATGTATAACCCCATGGTTCTTGACGACTCATACGTTCCGTTAACATTGGAACTAATGCATCGTGAATACCAAGAGATCTTACTGCTGTTCGTTTATTCTTGGGTTTGTATATGATCATAGATTGATATTGAAGATTAATGCGATCATTAGTTAATTGCAAAATCTTTCCTAATCTAATACCAGTTAAAGCAGCAAAAAAGATTATATCTGCAAGATCATCATTACATAAACGATTCCTTGCAAAGTCAATCATGGCATGCACTTCTTCAGTTTTGTAAGCATAGCGTTCTTGTCCATCTTCATTTTCATCGAACGTCATAAATGTGGGAACTTTCCAGTTCTTATCTAAGAGATCCATGAACATGCAGTATGAGAGAACACCTGATATAGCTGACTTGTATCTGTTGAGTGTGCCATTTTTTCTGCCATACGTGTTTTTCATTTCCAATTGATCTTCAAGTATCATCCTTGCGGTGATTTTATGTGGATCAAATTTTGGAGAATGACCAAACAATTCGCAGAACTTGTTAGAGTTTCTTATTGCATTTTCTCTACCACCTCGTCCTTCTGCCCATTTAGGGTTAGTACGTATGGCAAAGTCCCTGCATTCTTTCCATGTGATTTTAGGTTTAGTCATAAAGGGTTTCTTTAAGGTCATCAATCAGTGCCTTGCCTTGTTTAGTAAGGACGAGTTGATACCTTCTCAGATTAGAAGGATCTCTCTCCTTGCTAATCAGGTTAAGCCCCGCTTTTTCTTTGTAACGATGAATCTCTGCTAGGTAATCAGTATTCCTGCTACCAGCAGCATTCGAGTAACCCAATGCAGCTTCCATCGCTTGCTTATGACATCCATCATGTGATGCGATGTATAAGAAAGTTAGTTGTAATTGCAATGGCATTTCAGGATCAAACATCATAAACTTCTTCATACATTTAAAGAGTTTATGCATCTGACTGTCAGTCAGCTGATCCTTCCATGGGTCGGTTCCGCGGTCCATCGTCTTTGGGTGGGTAACATTCAGGACACCGTTGTGAGTCCTGTGTTTGGTGTCCTTTCGGACAAGTGTACTGTAGCACGAATCTACCGACATGTATATCAAAGTCACAGAACTTTTCTTTATCCATGCCTAAATAGAAGTCGCCTTTGGAGAAAAGTTTCATCTAAAGTAATAGAAAAATAAGGAGTAATAATACCTAGCAAATAGTATATAGTATATTCCCATACCAAGCACACTTAATTTATCTTTTTAATAATTTGTCTGTCTACTACTGGCGTGTCATCTTCTAATTGTTGTTGCATTATGTTAAGCAATTCTGACATGTGAGGGCTTTGGTATACTTCGCTACTTAATTGTTCGTAACGCTTGTTAAATGTTCTACTGTTCATTGTTGTTAAAATCGATAGGTAAATCTTCAGGTTTAAGGTGGTACATTCCTTCCATAGTGCATAGGTAAATCTCTTTGTTTTCTTTAATTGATCTACTTATACGTTTCTTTGTGTGATAAGGCGTGTTATAGAAGTACTCTTCTACTTTTCCTTTATCGTCCGTGGTTCTGATTATTGAAAATACAGAATCAGGCAGTTCATAGCCATAAATCTTCCAGTCCTCAAACTGTTCATATGGCATTGATGTAAAGAATTTAGAAGGGGTGTCCTTGATGGCTCGCCAGTTATTGGGAAAGTATTTTCTTTTCATATGAATTCAATCCTTTTTACGTCTAATAGGTTGTACTTGTGTGATTTGACAAAATTCAATGCGTCATACGCAGCGTCTTCATCGCAGTCAGCCTTAATAAAGTGATGACTCCTATATATGTCGCCATCTTTTAGACGATAAATAACTTGATAAGTGTTCATGGCAAGCCCGATGAGTGTGTTGAATTACCTGTCCATTTCTGGGGGTTTACTGACTGTCAGGCGGTAGTCTGGGTGCTTAAAGTTGTCCAATCCTCCTATGTTCATGTGGAATGTTTGGTAACTCTGGTTTGGGTAAATCGAATGCAGCTTGCAAGATGTCCCATCTAATAGCTTTCTCCTTGGTACTTGCTATCTCTGCGACTATCTCCTGAAATGATGAAGAGTCATCTAAGTCAGGGTTAATAGACCATGCAATTGAGTAGATCTCAGCTATAAATTGTGAGTTATTCATACTTCCCTTACCTCCAGTTCTTTAGTGACCATGTCATGTAGTTCTGGGGACATATCTTCTTTAAGGAAGTTACGTAAACAAGTTGAACTACGTGGTTGTATAAGGTCCAACCATGCTTGTCTTTCTCTGTCAGTCATTGTTAACTACTCCTACAACAGGGTTATCAAAGTCCTTAAGTCTTGCTTGAACAAGGTCAGGTCTACCGCACCAACTACAGTTATGTGGGTTGATACGTCCTTCACTTGATACAACATGCGTGTAATCCCTTGCGGTTCTACGCTTAAGAATGGTGCCATCTGGGAAGGTGGCTGTTAATGTCCTTGGTTTCATGCTGCCCCCGCTATTTCTTCTT